AGAGTGCCCAATAAGCTGATAAACTCAAGGTTACCATTGCCGAAAAAATCGTTAAACTCGTCAGCCATGATAAACATTTCTCTAGCATCTCCATCGCCTGTTTCCTTTCCAAATAGATTCTGTTCGAGAATATCATCAACATTCGCTGCATCGCCTGGACCAGATTCGCCAGCCAGATCAAGCATAAACTTTTCTTTCGTACTCTTTTCAGCTGCTATTGTATTGTACCCTGATTTGAGTAGGAGGGATCGCATTAGTTTAATCGATGTTGATTTTCTGGTGCCGGGTGAACCAATCAACATGCAATATGTATTCGGATAGATTGTTTTAAAGCCGTGTTGAAAATAATATTGTCGCCCAAGTAGGGCACCTAATCCTGCAATAGCACACCAACGCTGGAACACTGCCGGAGGTTCAGAGTCTGATGTGTATTGTAGATAGGATGAAAAGAAATCCTCCGGCATGTGTGCTCCAGAATTGGAGAAGCAAGTTAAGCGGTACGTTGAAGTACCTTATTGGTTGTGCCTGCATTCAGGTGGTCAATCCAAGCCTGCTGACCATTAGCAATGATGAACTGTTGAATGATATCCTTGTCTTCAGGAGAATAGTAGTCAGTGTTTTGTTTCGTGTTGATTCGAGTATAGGTATGGTCTTGAGTGATTCGCTCATGGGTTAGCATATCACCTAGATCTTTCAATTCCTTGGGCGCGCTGTCCCAACAATTGAGGCCACGATCTACTAGGGCTTTGAACAGAGAGATAGATTCCTCTGTCACCTCAATACGGATGAGATGGAGAGAGTTGTTGTCGTTACGAGTAGCAGTTACTTTGATGGTCATGTCAATCTTCTTCTACAAAAATGATATTGTTCCTACCTTCACAATAATGTAGCTGGTCTACAATTGGAGGGCGACCTACAACAATGATTGTCCTATCTCGCTGTCCCCGGAAAACATCTGGAGTTTCTGGGGAGGCGTAGATTGGTGCAGTGTTCACTGATCTGACGTTACACTTGCGCCAAAGTTCTGCGCGTTTGATTGTTTCAGCATAGATGATTAGTGGGTTCATACTAATCCTTTTAACCTCCGCAATCAATGATTGGAATATTGTAAATAGTTAAGCTAACAATTTTTTGTTTAGCTTGAGTGTATCTCATATGAGACTCTGCTTCTTCCTTCAATTTAAGCCAAGTTGTATGAGGCACACCAATGCAGAGTGGAAGAAATCCTAAATAAGTTTTGTGTATAGAGATGTAAGACTCTAGCATAGCAAATGTGTCAAGATCGACAACATTCATTCTGTTTCACTCCAGTATTTAGCTCTAACAAATTCCCCAGTAGCCTTGTCTTTCTTTCCAAGTTTCAATGCTGCTGGAACTGTGAAGGTTCGATCAACCCCAGATACATCGCGGACTGTACATTGAATCTCCATACATTCTCGCACTCGATCTGCGTGAGCTTCAAAGCCTTCCTTGTATGAGAATAGAATGGAGTCATGTATCTGCGCATGCAATCTAAAAGTATGTACATTTGGTAGCGCGACTTCATAGAATACCCTCATGAATGCTTCATTAAGCGTTCTTGCATTAAGGCTTTGAGGGCAATGAGCAACGTACGCGTTGAGATCAGACTTCGATGAGTTTGGTCGGCCAAAGCAATATCTCGTCCAATCTCCAGTGGCGATGTATTGACTAGCTTTGTAATGTCCGAGATTGTATTCTGTATGATGGAAAGCTCTCGATACAAGTCTGCGGTTGATACTAATCTCTGAGGCGACCCAGGCATAGTAAGTTCCTTCAGTGAATGGAGTCTTAGGACCCCGGAGTTTAGGATAGGTAGCGTGGAATGTGGCGAGAAGATGTTCAGCGATTTTCAGAGGATCTTTATACGGAAGCTTTAAGAGAGCAGCAGCTTCCCAGATTTTAGCCAGGCCCATTGTGGTAATCAGGACTGCCGGACCCATGTTATAGTTAGCTCCGTGGTTGACTCTCTTCGCCAAGTCGCGTAATGGTTTATCTTTAGTTTTTCCAGCGGAGTCATCATAGATAGATTCATAAGGCCGACCAAAAAAAGCGGACGCATTAACTGAATGAAAATCCCGGCTTCCGGATACAGCGCTAATGAGCTTAGCATCTCCCGCAATGTGCGCGGTGTCTCTGGATTCAGCTTGCTCCAGATCGCACTCTCCAAGGAAGAATCCATCGTCGGCACAAATGGTTTGTTTAACTTCTGGCCCGCGTGGAATGTTTTGAATCTGAAGCCCGGTCCAGAAATGGTGCTCTCTACTCGCCAATCTTCCTGTGTCTGTTCCATGAGGATTAAGCGCATAGAGTACGCGTCCAAAGAATTCTTTTGCTCCACCTTCACCTGCATGGATTCCTGATTTAACTGCATCGTCATCTGTCCTAAGATAGGTTGAAGCTAGTTTCCTGAGGCCGCGTATGTCTAGGATCTGATTAAAGATTCGAGCATTGAGCGGATGGCGATAAGCTGCTTTTTGAAGCTCGGCTTCTCCGGAGGAAGTAATGTCACGACACCCGAGAATAGCAAGGAGTTGAGTGACCTGCTTGGGAGAGTTTGCATTAAATCCAGGGGAACCAAGGCAGGATCGTAAAGATACCGTGGCGGCTTCGATCTGTGAATCAATCTCTTGCCGCGCCTGTTTAAGTTTCTGTCCATCTCTTTTCAGTCCTGTCATTTCTGCCAGCAGGCAAGGAAAAACGAGCGGGAATTCCAGCATGTAATTTCTCCTGGCCCAGTCTGGCATTTCATCCATTTGCCGAAGCCAGACATTAGCTGTTGCCCACGTATCCAAAGCGCAATATCTGTAATACTCGCTGAGGTCTGTGGTTTCGGCCAGGTCTTTCCAATATACCACCTTGCGTAGAAAGAAGGCATTAAGGAAAGCAAGATCCTTTGGTAGCTCGGAATAGTAACAGTGAAATAAGTGTGCTGTGTCCCAGAGCCAATTGGTGGGCGCAGCGTTGTAGCGAAGAAGATATGAATTATCGTACTTGCCATTTTGAAATATCTTAGGAGGTGACAGTGCGTGGAGTTTTCGGGCTGCTGCTAGAGCCCACTCGGAATCCATGGGCAGAACAACTGAAACAGTCCTAGGCCGATCAGTGCCAGAGATATAGATAGCAGTATAGCCAATGCACCGAATCGATAGAGGGTCACGGAAAGTCTCGATATCAATTGCGATAGCATCTGAGCAGATGAACTCATCATAAATCTCCTGGAAATTCGTGGCCGTAAGCAAGGCCCACTTGAAATCAGAAGGCTCTGCCCACTTAGATGGTGTGATTACCTTGGAAATGAATCGCTCTGCAATGAACTTACCATAGGTAACTGTGAAGAGCTGCTTCAGGGGAGAGATGAAAACGATTTCGATTCCGCGGTATTCAAACAGAGAGCCCTGATAATCTGCCAGAGAAGGATTGATCTTTACATTCCCCTCGCGCGCGAGAAGTGCCGTAAGAATATCAGTATTAGTAGACACCACACGAGTAATGTTCTTACTCGGTTGTTTGCAATAGTGTTCAAGTTCATAAAGAAGCTTGATAGGATGAGTGTTTACAAAGGTTGTGACACCACCGAAGAGTCCACGAAGTTGTGGTACATAAGTTGTATCTTCGGCCGTGCCAAGAAAAAGTGCGTTACCTGCCATGGTTATGAGCTTGATTGGACAGCTTGTCTACTAGAATCACAGCGGCTTCTATGTCTTTCTTATGGGCCGCAGCGTGCTCTCGAAACCTCATCTCATCGTGGATAGCTTTCAGATCCTGCGCATAGGATTGCTGGAGAGCTGGCCACCGAATAAATCTTTCAGTGTCTGCCAGTCTATTGGTGACAATTGTTTCCAAAGATAGCAGGCGGGAATTGGAAATACTTTTCAGTCGCTCTCTGAGTTTAGCTTGAGGCCATGAAATAGAGTCTGACATGGGAACCTTCTGAGGGTGAGGGAATGAGCTAACAAATACGCCCCAGAGGATTAGTCTGAGGCGCAGGGAGTTAGATCACTAGATCAGAACACGACGTTCTGGTAAAGATCAACTGGATGATCGAGTACATTCAATGCTTCGAGCTTTGCTTTGGTGATACAAAGATCTTCCACATTCTTACGAGCTACTTCAATGCGTCGATCAAGAGTTTCACCGATGGTTACAGGCTTAGCTCGGAGTGGAACTTGTCCAACATCGGGGCCGCATCCATCGTAATGAGCAGAGGAATTCGAGCATCCCATATCACACCACCATCAGCGTATCAATCTGAGCATAGACAACCGGCGTGCCGTCGTCTTGCTTCTTGTTCTTATCCTTCCGATGCTTGATCGAGATGACAACTTCAGCATTCTGAGAATCAGCGATCAGTTCACGATTGCTCTTTGCACCGTAATGTTCAGCCAGAGACTTCATCAGAGCCTTGAAAGAACCTTGTGCGTATTCATTGGTCAGATCAAAGAGTTGACGGAATTCAACGCCAGCTTCCAGAGGAGCATCCGTAGAACCTGCGGGCAGTTCCACAGTTTCGATGGCCTTACCTTCCAAAGCAATGAATCGCTTCAGACCGCTGGATTCCTTACCCTTCTCATTGAACACATTCGGAATGGTGTATGCCAGATTCCAGCTCATAAGAATCTTATGGGCGCCGACAGGATAAACACGATATTCAGGAATGTCTGCCAGATCATCCAGCGTACCGTCCAGAAGAGCGTCCATTTGGTCGAGCATGTTGGTTTGTTCCATGATGGAGATTACCTTTGATTGATGAAAGAAAGAAAGTTAAAAAGAAGTACGTGCAAGTTGGAAAGGGAGTTGTTTGTCAATGATAAGAGTTAGCTGCGCATAAAGAACCTCCAAGGTAGAGTCGTTGTAAATGAGAAAAGTTTGCTCGGGCTGGTTGAAGTTGATTCCACTTTCAGATCGATGACTTGGAATTCCTACCTTACCATCGTGATGTGGACGGAGGATGTGGAAAACTACTCCACCATTATTACAAATCCAATCCGCCTCATCCTGGAAACGAACATCAGAAATGATTACTGTGTCACCTTCTTCATAGTGTCCTTCTCCTGCTGGCGGGGCAGATTTACCTGTGAGCCTAGAATCCATGAGCTGAATCCAATGACTGCTGAATTCACCATCATATAGTTCATTGACCAGATCACGGAACATCTCAGTGCCAACGAACTGTGCAATCTTCCTAGGCGTAGTTCCCCAGAATGTCTCTTGTTCCTTCAGAGCGGAATCATTGAAATGATCAAGCGGCAATCCAAAAGCAGCAGCACATGCAGCCTTTAGGGGTTTAGCAAAAGATTCTCCGTAACAATTCAGGTGGTTCTGTGTAATCCAGGCGGCCGCCGTATCTTTACCTACACCAGCGTGGCCATGAATTCCGATAAGTTTCAGAGAACGAATGTCGATGATATCATTTCCCATAATTCCTTGGGCAGGGGTGATACTCATTTGCTCATACCTTTCTCTTTCATGCGTTGTTGAAGAGTCGAGAGACCAGTTACAGCATTCTGTGCTGGAGTTTGTGCACTAGAAATAACAGGCTGTGCTTTAGGTTCCTCAGTAGGTGGGTCATCTGCGGCGACGATCAAAGGAAATAATGGAGATAGATCAGGTTCTGGTAGATCTTCAATCCTGAAATCTGTCCTTGATTTCGTGAGACAATCATTGGAATACGTACTACTCGAATAAGCTCGGTGTTTCTTATTCTTCACCTCCATATAGATAACATGAGAGAAATTCTTAGCAATCGTTAGTGCCATTCCCTTAGAGCCGAAGTCAGGAATCAGTTTTGTGGAAATAACCTTATCTCCCTGCATCACATTGTGTTCAATGGCATGGAAGATGACGATTAGATTACCTCGGAATCCTTGAAACTGAGAGGCAAAAAATTCTGTGTACTTTCTCAGCGCACCCCAGTCATCCCGTTCAGGCTTGTAATCTACAGCTTCATCTTTAGTTACATGAGAGAGGATAGAACGACCAAGCTGGGAACCAGTGTCGATCACACAGATATCTTGCGGCCCGAACTTTGTGAAATCAACCTGAGAGAACTCAGCTTTAGCTTTTGTGCAGAGCTGGCAGCTATACATTCCATGAGCTACACAGACAGAACCTTTTTGATTCTTGAAAAGCTGGAGTAGAGTTTGGCAGCCGACCGGGAATGTAGCAGTGTCTGGAATGTTGATGAAGTTGATGTTATCTAGCTGCTCATCAGGGAGTTTCAGGAGCACATCAGAATCATTATCAAGGCAGAGCCAAGTGAGCTTGTGAGTTTTAGAAAGTGTGGCGGCTAGAGTAGATTTACCACAACCAGGAAGACCGAATAGCATCACCCTGGTGTAGTTTGTTGCGGAGGTTTTAGTGAGTCTCATGTAGAGATCTTTCCAAGTTGTGTTTCCAACAGATCATTCAAGCTCAATGTGACCTGATACTTAGTTGTATCAAAATCTTTTTCTGTTCCTTGCCGCGCTAGAAATTCTGTGCTCATCGTACAGGAGTTAATGTATTCACACTCTCTCATGAATGAGAAGCAAGATTCTCCATGCATCTTATAGACTCCGGCGGCCTCGGACATTTTGATGAACTCGATATCCAGAAGGAGTTCACGAATCCAGAGAGCCCGCTGGAGATATGTTTTCTCAAATGGCCAAGCCAGATATTCCTGAGTGTGTGTCTGATAGATCAGATAGAGCACATCATAACTGGATAGATCAGGGAAAAGAGAATCAAGGACAATGGAATAGCCAATAGCTTGAGCCGAATTTTTGTATGTCGCAGGATTAAGTGTACGGGCTCCTGTTGTTTTACACTCCAGTACCAGGATTTTACCAGTAACACGATGTCTAAGAACAGCATCAACGTGCCCCCGATACCGAAAAGCGTCAGGAAAATTAATGCAGAAGGACAGTTCGCAAGCAGGTTTTCCATCATGATATACCAGTTCATACTCCGCCAGAAGAGTGTGTCGAATGGCGAAGAATCTTTTAGCAGCTACAACTGCGGACCAGAAAGATTTCTTAGCCTTCTCATCTTCAGCCAAAAGATCTGCATACCAGCCAAGGAACATATGAAGAATCACTTCTTCTTCAGCGGCTCCAGCAAGGATAAGTTGGATAGCTTCTCCAACGACGTGGCCGTAAGCAAAAGTGACTGTTTGCTTTTCTGAATCTTTGGTGCGGTGAACTGTGCGGAGCTTGTAGAGCTGGAACTTACGCGGGCAGGTATGTAGTGTGAGGAGACTGGAGTATGACAGTTGGCGAATGCGGTAGTCAATCTTTCCCTCATATCCTGGTTCGTAGAGAGGGCCGCTGAAAGATTCTCCTGCTGTCTCATCGTCAAGTATAGCCGACACATTGTCAACTGATCCTGAAGAATCAAGAAGTGTGTCGATGAAACTGTCTGGGGTAGACATGCTGATATGGTGTTGAGTAAGGAGGATGGATTAGAGAATTCGTTTGCTGAGTATGGGAGTTTTTCGATTGATAGAAAGGATGCGAGAAGTTTAGTTCGTGAGTATGGGTACAGATGAATGATTGATCTGAGGATGAGTGCTTCAGATAGAGATAGTTTTTCCATTCAGATTATTCGCAAGTTCGGAAGGAACAGGAAGTCCGATGTTATGGAAAAGGGCAAAGAGGAGAAGAGAAGGTTGGGAAACCTCTGCCGCATATTGCATACGACGTTCAGTTTTATTGCGGAGACGGAGACCAGCAAGTTTTTCTTGCTTTTCTTGCAGCTTCTTAATAGCTTCACTGCTCTTTCCATCTTCCCAAAGAAGCTCAAACCTAATCTTTTCATCAATATCAGCAATCTTAGTTGCCAGTTCCATATTATGCTTACGCCATGCCTTAGCCATGATAGTTCCTTTCGTATGAATTAAAAAGCGTCATCACCTAAATCCCGAATCTTCGCCTGAATCCCTGTGCTACTCTTCTTCTTCACAACAGATTCAGCAAGAAAAACTCCAGTCTGATTTTGCAATCCCTTGACAAGGATACAGATTTCTTCTTCAGGTAGGAGAGTTACATTCTCAGGCTGAGCTTTGAGAGCAGCATGGATTTCTTGAAGAAGAATAGGCATACGAGGGTGCCGTTCGAGCATTGCTTTTTCAAGGGAGAGAATCTTTTCCTTGACTTGGATAAGAGAGTCACTCATGATTTGTTCCAATCATCTTCATCGGGGGGAGAATTTCTGCTTCGTTCTTGTCTTTTTTCATATTCTTCTCTTAGTATTTTTAGTTCTTCTTCTGAATATCTTATATATGCGGGAACATACCTTGCATCTTCATCATAAAAAAAGTTACCGTCCATTATTCTTCCACCAGACCTTTCTTAAGACAGAGCCATTCAGCAGCAAGAATCCAATCCATAGCTTCTCTAGATCCAGGCTCGGCGTTTTTAGGTGCCCGAACAATCTTAGAGACTTGGGAAAGAGGAAACCATTCACGGACAGGATCAGCTACAGGTGAGCCTGAGATTTCTCTAACTTCAAAGAGAATAGCTTTCTCTGTCTCTGCTACGATGAAACCAGTGAGAGTGGTGTATACAGTTGTTGAGGTGCGGGTCATACACATCCTTCATTAAGTTTACTCATTGATTGCCTGAGATAGAACGTAAGAATAGATCCCTTTCGTTCATGATAAAGAATCAGTGTTGCTGGTTCGACTTCAAGTTTGTGTTCAATGTCCATCCATTTTTCTTTGACAACAGCTTTGATAATGCGAGGATGTAAAAGTCTATTAGCCGTTACCGAGACACCTTTAGAAGATGCTTCAGTTAACGGCATTGATTTTAGTTTGCACCAGATTGGTTGGTACTGTCTCATCTCTGTCTTTGGTGCATTGAATGCTAATTCAGGTGTAGCACCGACTGAAATGTACGAGGGCCGCCCAGGCCAATAACACATCCAGAGATTATTCTCCCAAGATGCTTTGAATATACGAATCTTTTGCATGAATGATATGAACACATATTGCTACAGCCTAGCCATACAAACTATCCTGCTTGTTGTCCAGATAGTTTGTATGTTTTATGCTTAGACTTCTGTGGGAGGAACGGGACGGTGGGCACAGAATTACCATCTAAGCTGCAGCAATATGTGTGGACAGTTTTATATCATGTCCAGGATACTTCGCCACTAGTTGAACTCAATATTCATGGGCGAAGGCGAAGCCATTACAGATTCTCAAGCACGCTCTTCATGTCATCAGCAGCCAGATAAGTATCGCAACGCTTGATGAGCAGTTCCAGAATATCACTGTAAGCTTCAGCGGAAGGCTGGGCAGAATACAGAGCCAGTTGTTCCTTCAGCTTTTCGGTCAGCTTCTTATTCGTCTTAACCGGAACCATCTTCTTCACGAAGACTTCAGTGGCATTCTTAACTTGATCCGCAGTCTTACCCGAAACGGCAGGCATAACAGCGCAGTAATCTGCCACAAAACCAGTCCACAATTCTTCCGGAATGGTCGAAGAACGACGATCTTCCTTCGGCATGTTGGCAATGTTTTGCCAGAGCAGCTTAGAAATATCGAAGTTGGCCGGATCGAAACTATCTTCCGAAACAAAGCCGCCGAGAACATCACGGACAGTATTGTAAAGAGCTTCTTGAACCAGCGAGAATTGCTTCTGGTCACCATCAGTCAGCATCTTAACAATGCCATCAGCGGTAGGAACCGGAGCTTGAATAACAACAGTCGGACGCTGATTACCCAGCTTATCCTTCTTAAAGCGGAACTTGAATTCTTGCAGAGTGTGGGTGTTGTCGATAGCGGATTGGACAGGAGCGTTCATGGTGTAAAAAACCTTTTGAGAGAAAGAAACTGCGGAATGCAGCGGGAGATTGCGAAGAGGTTTTAGATAAATCTGGCACCTCTCCTAAGCCAGTACGCGGATACTACCGGGGTCGGGGATAGGTGTCAACCCCTGGTGGTTAGACTTAAGGATCTAGACGATACCCTACATTTCGAGGGTTGAGATTTAGTTCGTGCAGAATAGAATCAAACATACAAGTAATGTATTCTTGTTGATCTGACCAGAGAGAAGACTTATAGCCTTCAGAGGTATTTAATCGTTCAAGAAGCTCTAGAACAAACTTAGCATCTTTTTCTGTGGCGAAATAGTCTGTGTCACGAGAGCCTGGCTCTTGGAATCCTTTAGGATCTGAGTGAATAGTCCCTACATACCAACCAGCAGCTGATTTCATTACACATAGATCTGAATAGGCGTATTGCTCAGATTGAGGAATGTGGATAGATACTTGGATAGATTTCATTTCAATTTCCTTCCTGGCGTGCCCGCCATTCAAAATGATTGATAGTTTGTTCTACAAAAGCAGAATCTTTTGTGTGTCCAAACCATTCGCAGGCAGTAGTAATTCCAATCTTACGAATGGCATTTTCAAACTCGTCCATAGGAACTTTTACTTCCACTTGAGGGAAGAAGTTTGGCTTTCCAAATTGGTCGTATTTATTTGGCATAGTATTTCCTTTCTTCTAAAAACTTATCTGCATTGTAGTTCGATTTAGCTAGATCAGGATGTTTAACTTGTTGCATCCATCTAAGATACCTAGATTGGTAAGTATATCTAGGGGCGCGTCCTTGTTGAGGTTGTGGAATTGGGCGGCCCATAGATTACTCCAGTGTTTCATCAGCCATCTGTTTCTGCTTACCTTTAAACCACTCAGCTTTCTCAGCCAGTGTATTACCTTTCACCTTCTGAGATTCAATACCTTTCACAAATGTATCTCCTTCGCAGATGATATACAATTCCTCCCTTGCACGGGTAACCGCAGTGTAAAGCAACTCTCGCTGAATCATCTTGGAATGTGTGTGGTGGAAACAGAGAAATACTTTCCTCCACTCTGAGCCCTGAGATTTGTGAACTGTGAGAGCATAACCCAACAACAATGCGTTAACATCGCCCGCTGAATCAATAGTAACCTCTCGCTCAGTGTCAAGCATCCGGAGTTTAATCTTATGGGATGCTTTATTTACACGCTCATCATCATCTGCACTGGCGGCCTGAGAGAGAATAAAATCAAGGTGGGATTCATCTTCTTCATCAATATCTACTTCGTCTTTCTCAGACTTGTGGCCCCAGTAATCTAGATGCTGAGACTCCCTCTGAGCAGGTTTACCTGAGTAAGTTGGATTAGGAAAGATATCTAGGATGATTGCATCTTCTTTGTCATAGAGAACTTTATCTCCAATGGAGAGATAGACTTTCTGGAAACCTGCGATGATTTCATAGGTTACAGCTTCACGCTTGCGAGCTAGAGCATTTGCAATGAGCTTGTTTAGCTCGATAGTTCCACAGGCTTTGTTGAAAGGGATAAGGATGATATCTTCTTCTGGATCGTAGATACCTTCAGATTCAAATGTACGGAATACATTTCCAAGAGTGATGACTGCATTTAGATCATCGATCTTCTTTTTCCAGGGGCGGATTTTTAGTTTCCCTGGGAAGTCCCATTGTGAGAATTCTTTTGCCTCCAACCTATTACCAGAGAGAATTCTGTGCGCCAAACTAATAATCGGACTTTCCAAAGCTTGTCTGTATACTTCACTGAGTTCGACCACAGGCAATTCGAGAAGTTTAAATCCCAGAATGGCAGGACCAAACACGGGTGGTAACTGTTGAATGTCGCCCAGATAAATAATCTGGGGCCTATGCGGAAGCGCATCAATAACCTCCTGGTGAAGATCAGTTCCAATCATAGAACTCTCTTCAAAAATTACGGTATGAATAGAGCTAGGAAGAGGATTCATTCTATTCCGGGTCGCCTCGAACTTCATCGTGTTCTTAGTTTTCCCAGAGACCGGATCATCAACCTCGTAAAAGACAGGTTGATATTCTAGGAGTTTGTGGATAGTGATACAGTTATTTTGCAGGTCTGCGGGCATGTTTCTGCGAATGTTTGCCACTGCTCTGCGAGTGTAAGCACAGATGACAATTCCTGGAGTTCCAGACACAAGATGTTTATGTCCACCGGAGTTAAGGATTCCGGCCGCGCCAGAGTTGATGAGATTCGCAACGACTGCCTTTTGGCACGTTGTTTTACCTGTACCAGCAGCCCCAATAAGAACGCACGATTTTCCTGATCCAGCAAGAGTGACAAATTCAAGCTGTTTGGAGTTGAGTTGGATTGTGTTTCCATACTTGTCTGTGATTGTTCCAGGGTTTGGGGCGAGGGATTCAGGAGAGATTGTGTGATTTGTTTCTGGAGAGCTTTGTGCATCACAGTCGCCCGATTCAGTAACTGAGCAGGATTCATTTGGTGCACATAGAGTGGAACACTCTGGGTTTGTTCCAGGGTCTGAGGGAACTGAAAATTCTGTCCTGCCATCGGTTGTTACCTTATACGGAGTTTGGGTTACGATATCAATAGCTTGTTGCTGCGGAGTTTTCTGGGCGCGCAGTTTAGCTACAAGAGCAGCTAGAGATTCTTTGCTGATTGTTTTTCCGGATGGGTTCATTTTGGGTACACCCCAAATTTGTTGGGAGTGTTCTTTACTACAGCTGAGATAGTTGACAAATATTTAGAAACTAATACTGGACTTCTGCCAGATTTATCTAAGTAATAGTGCCAAAGACCATATTTAAACTTTAACCTTGGCTTTAGTCGTGGCCGAGTTTTTTGAGGACTAATCCACATGAGTAAATCCTTTCATGAAATCTGGGACAAGTCTTCCCTTATAGCTCATGCGGCCGGTCTTTGTCAAGCCCCATGCCATAGACTTCTTTTGATAGTAACGCTGATATTTTTGGACAGTTGTTAGGTCCGGGCGGATTTTAATGTGAGCATACATAGCTTCCGCGAAATACTCAGGCTGGACAGGATCAGGAGGAAGATTATCTTGTACCGCTTTAATTACACGAATAGATGAATGTTCTTCTGATCCGTTATCTTGTCTGATGGAATCGAGGGCAATTGCAAGAGAACAAACCCAAGCCATATGAGAATAAGACTCACGAATCCAAATGTTGCAAGGATGGTTTTGATATGCTGGAGCATAGATATGCCCTTTCAAATGTGGGAAATGGATATGTGCAGCAGTAGAGAGGAGCTGGGCAGATTCTAGGACCATTTTATGGAGATGCTGGTCACAATGGTAAGAGGCTGCAATGATTGGATTGGGGTCTAGGATGAAGATATTCATTCAGAATTTCTCCTGAGAATCATCATTCTGGACAGCAGGAGAAGAGGTAGATTTCCCGGCGCCCTGCTCTTTCTCATACTTCCTAGCCATATCCCACTTCAGCTTCGCTTGCAGGAACTTGAACTTATTCGGATACTCTTCAATTTTCGGTGGATGATCTGGCGCAGAATCAATCATCGCCCGGAGATTAGCTGATTCGATTGTTGAAGAATCTTCCAAGAGAGTGTAGGTTGATTTCAGGTCAACATCACCGAAGCCAAGATAGTTTGTGAGCCGCTCTTTAGCGTGGCGGAGGAGCTTGAAAAGAGCGTGAGAGTAGATTGATCCGACCGGGATCTTATCTTCGCAGTGCTCTAGTAGTTCCTGAAGATCAGATCCAGAAACTGAGTGAAGGAATTCATTTCTGGCAGCTCGAATGATGATTGCTTTCCAGTATTCTGAGCAAGGGATTTTAAGAGAATTCCAGGGAGATTGCATTAGGAAAGCCGGAAACTCTCCAGCAATAGCTGCCCAATCTGCGAGCTGGGCCGCGTACTCTCGAATATCTTTGTGAGGATTCTTAATCATCCTCTGGAGAGCGGCTTCTCGATGAACCAGTTTACGGGTTTCGTAATCTTTTCTGGTTCCATTCTCGAAATCTGTGTATGCTTCTTTCCAGGTTTCAATCCAATGGTGGACATTAGAAAGGAAACGGGTTTCAGTTGTTACAGCGAAACGTGGGAAAGTTACTGAAGGATTCCGCACAGCGTTGATTTTGATAACTGTGCGAACAAGAGATTCCATGTTAAGAGCGATTATGGAATCTGTTTGCTCATTTCGGAAAACAGGGGTACGGAATTCTACCTGTTCGCTGGAATTCAGGAGCGCAAGGAAAAGGAGATAAGAATCTGTGCGAGTGAGTTCTCCAGATGCCCATTTTCCAGTGTAGGAGAGAAGGCGTTTCTGGGGAAGATAGAAGATTGGATGGGAAATTTCGCGGGAATAGAATGTGCCTGGGAAATGTTCGGCATTGAATTCTATTCCTGAGAGGGAGCATAGGATTTTCATTTTGCACGTTTCCTTTGTGAGGAGGCTAGAGAAAAAGATCAGGTATCCAGGTAGATTTTCACTGCTTCTGAGATATGCTCTTTCGTGAATCCAGCAGCCAGGAGTTTCTC